CAATCTCTCCACAGAGACCTCCGCTCGCACCAGTGCTGATTCCACATTGACATCGAACCTCTCGAGCGAAATCTCGCGTGCGACCGCCGCTGAAGGCGTCATCGCCGCTAACCTCGCCACCGAGATCACGGATCGTGCCTCAGCAGTGACCGCAGTGACCAACTCGCTCAACAGCGAGATTTCCCGCGCCACAGCAGCCGAAAATTCTCTCGATTCGCGTCTCGACGCCATCGAGGCAGAAATCGACGGCGGCAGCTTCTAAGCTCCCCTCCCTCCCCACAGCGGTGGCGCGGTTCATCCCGCGCCATCGCTCCACGGGGCCACTGCTTAAAACTTAATCCTTAAAACTTAAAACTTCTCAATGGCCACGGTCATAAAACTCCTGCGAAGCACGGTCCCAGGCCGAGTCCCCACCGCCGCGCAAGTGGCCCAAGGCTCCCTCGCCCTAAACCTCGCCGACCGGCGTCTTTTCAGCAAAGACCACAACAACGAAGTTTTCCGCCTCGCCCGCCCCCGCGACCCCAGCGACTACCAGCTCCTCCACGCTGCGGACGGCGACACCCTCTACCTCGGCCGCCTCGCTTGGTCCGACTACCCCGCCACCAGCTCCCCTGAGGACAGCACGGCATGGGTCATTTACCGAATTTCAACCAACTCCGCAGGCGATGTCGTCTCGGAGCAATCGGCAGTCGGCCAATGGTCGAACAAAACCAACCTACAATTTTCTTAAAAAATGATCGCAGCAACATTATCACCAAATACAAAAGTAGATATATTTGAATCTTCAGGGACTTGGATAAAGCCGCCCGGCGCAAAATTCATAAATGTCGTCTTAGTCGGAGGAGGCCAAAGCGGAGGCAGCGGGGCGCGTGGGGCTGATGGCATTTCTCGCACGGGAGGCGCAGGCGGCGCGTCCGCTGGTGTTTTTATGGGAACTATTCCAAGTTTGAATTTGCCAGCGACAGTTTCTGTAACTGTAGGCGCAGGAGGCGCAGGCGGCCCTGCTCGCACTTCAGACAATTCCGCTGGGGCCGGTGGAGGGCAGGGAGGTGACACACTATTTCACAATTTTACTGCTTCCGGTGGGGGGCGAAATGGCGGGGTTTTTATTTCTAATCCTGCGGGAGGAACAATTAACGGCACAAATGCAACAGGAGGGCCCGCCGGTGGAGGAATGTTTACCGGCGGAGCGGGCGGCAACGCGACGATTACTGCGCAAAATGCACCGGGGCGAGGTGTATTTTCCGGCGGAGCTGGAGGAGGTGGAGGAATAACCGCAGCCAATGCAACTTTTAATGGCGGCGTCTCGGCCATCCCGACCACCGGAAATTTTACAGCCACTACTGCCGGTGCCAATGGCTTAAATATGACGGACTTTTCCACTTTTGGTTTAAGCGGAGGGGGAGGCAATCCCTCTCGCACGGGCGATGCACAAAATGGCGGCGATGGCGGCCTCTACGGCGGTGGAGGAGGAGGAGGGGGAGCCTCGCTTAATGGCTTCAAATCCGGCGCGGGAGGCAAGGGAGGCAATGGAGTGGCAATTATCACAACATATTTTTGATAAATGAAAACTTACGCAATTTTAGACTCAGAAAACGGCTGGCTTATCAACTTAGTTTGCTGGGATGGGGACTTAACAAAATGGCAACCTCCAGAAAACACAATTGCCGTTCCGGCAGATGAAATTGACTTTGAAGCCCTTCCCGAAAATCCAAACCTATGAATGAACTTAATATCGCCCTCTCAACCGGGCTCACCGTCACCGCCCAAGTCTACACCGCCGGAGCCGCCAGTGGCAGCCCCATTTCGCTCTCCGAAGTTGGAACCTCCGGCTTCTACACCGGCAACATGGCAGGAAGCGCCGGAACCTACCAACTTGTATTCCTCTCGGGAGGAGCCACCGTCGGCACCGGCCAGATCAACTGGAGCGGCACCGCCGAAGTGCCAGTTTCCACCCTGACCACCGCCGACATCCCCAGCGCCGCGATCTCTGCCATACAGGCTAAAACCGACAACCTCCCAAGCGACCCCGCAGACCAAAGCCTCGTCGAGGAAGCCATCACCGCGCTCTCGATCCCAACCGTGGTCCAGATCCGCTCGGAGTTGGATTCCAACTCCACCAAGCTCGCCAACCTCGATGCTACCGTCTCCAGCCGCCTCGCGCCATCCGGCACTTTGGCGACCGTCACGACATTGACCAATGCGCCAACCGTGCCAAGCGCCGCTTCAATCCGTGCTGAAATCGACAGCAACAGCACGCAGCTCGCCGCGATCAAATCCAAGACCGACGCACTCCCGGTCTCGCCAGCAGCGACCGGAGACATCCCGACCGCCGACATCACCGCGATCAAAGGCAAAACGGATCTGCTCGAGACAACCCGTTTGGCGCAGTGCAGCACCGTCGCCACCACCGGAGCCCAGCTCGCCGCCGCCCTCAGCTAATGGACACGCACCAAGCCACCGCCTCCTTCACCGGCCTGCTTGCTACGGCGAGCGGCATCACGCTCTCCATGCTGCCTGAGCTTGAGGCGTGGCTGCGTGTGGCCTCGCTCGTCATCGGCTGCCTCGTCGGCCTCGCCTCGCTCTACGCCATCCTTCGCAAGAAGTCCCCGCCCCACGACCCTTAAAACTTAAGACTTAAAACTTAAAACTCCCTCCCCCCCATGAATAAATTCCTCTCGCACCTAAAACAACCGTCCACCTTTCGCGGCCTCGCCGTGCTCGGCGGCCTCGCTGGTTTGAGCCTTTCGCCCCAGCATTGGGAAGCCATCGGCAGCGCCGTGGCAGCGGTCATCGCGCTGGTAGAGATTTTCCGCAACGAGAAGAAATGAGCGCCCCGGCCAAGGTCTCCGCGATGGCCCTGCTGATCGGATACATCTTTGTGACGATCAGTTTTCTGACCGGCTGCACCACCCTCGGCGTCTCGCTCGAAACCGACTACGGCAGGTTTTCTTACACCCTCCCCGAAATCCCCGCGCTCAAGGACAAATGACCACAGAGGACACAGAGAGCACAGAAGCGGAACTTAAAACTTAATCCTTAATTCTTAAAACTCCTGATGCTCCCCCCGAGCCGCCCACAACAAGCCAAGTCGAAAACGCAAGCCTTGCTCACCAAAGCTCGCGTGGCCGATGAAGTCGCGCTGGTGGGCATTCGCGGGTATTACCGAGACAGCATGGGCGAGGTCGGCAAGAACGACCGAGGCATCTACGACGACGCCATTTTTCTCGTCTCCCCAAATGCCTACGCCACCTTCAACGCCAACACCGATCCGTCGATCCGCCGCAAAGGCATCGCCGTTCTCAAACCCGGTGTGCATCGGTATCGCAAAGGCAAGCACGGCCTCAGCAAGCCTGGCGGCGGCTACCCCGCCCTCCGCCCCGCCACACCTGGCGAACAACTTCCCGCCACCCGCGACGGCGAAGGCGACAGCATGGGAACCGCCATCAACCTGCACAAAGGAGGATACAACACTACGAGTTCTCTCGGCTGCCAGACGATCCACCCCGCCCAGTGGAGCGCGTTCGTCGCCCTCGCCTACTCCGAAATGGACCGCGCCGGTCAGAAGACCATCCCCTACCTGCTCGTCGAGGAGGGCAACGCATGAGCCGCATTCGCAAACCCAAAGCCTCCCCACCCAAAGACCGCGAGGCCGTGATGCTCCAGGTGCGCTCCTTGCTTGCCGAGCATTTCGATGTCGGCCTCTGCATCGTCTCATGGGAAGCGGAGGGCGAGACTTTCTACATGGATCTAAAATTCGGCAACGATTACGCCGCCCGCGCCCTGTGCCGCGAGGCCGACGAAATCTTGTGGCCTTACGAAACCGAAGACGACGAGGAGGACGACGAATGAAAACATCATGGAGTTCCATCGCCCGCGAACAAGCGGACAAATCCCACAAAACCGAGGTGGACGCGCTCAAAGCCAAGCTCGCCCAATACCAAGCCAGCGTCGAGTCTTTGGAAAAGCAACTCGGCATCGCGCTCTCGCTTGGCAAGACACGCATCCGCCCGCATCCGCTCTCGGTCTCGATGAACGACAAAGCCGAAGCCGTGGCCATCGCGCTGGCGAGCGATTGGCATGTTGAGGAAACCGTCGAGTCCGCCTCCGTCAACGGCCTCAACGAATACCGCCTCCCCATCGCCAAGACCCGCATCGAGAAATTTTTCAGCACCATCGCCCGCCTCACCGAGATCGAGCGCCACGGGGCCAAGATCGACGACCTCATCCTCTGGCTCGGCGGCGACCTCATGACCGGCATGATCCACGAAGAACTCGCCGAGAGTAATTCCAAAACCCCCACCCAAGTCATCCTCTGGCTGCAAGACCGGCTCGCAGACGGCCTCGCCACGCTCAAGCCGCACTTCAAACGCATCCTGATCCCGACCTCTTACGGGAACCACGGACGCACCACCGTCAAGCCCCGCCACGCCACCGGAGCCGCCCACAGCTACGAGTGGCTTCTCTACCGCATCCTCGAAGGCCGCTTCGCCGACGACCAGCAAATCGAATTTCAGATCGCCGACAGCTATTTCAATTTCATGACGGTCTTCGACCGCCGCCTCCGCTTCCACCACGGCGACGGCCTCAAATTTCAAGGCGGCATCGGGGGCCTCACGATCCCTACCGAAAAAGCAATCGCCTCATGGAATAAGTCGCCCAACCGAGCCGACCTTGATCTCTTCGGGCACTGGCACCAATACCAACAGAACCGGCACTGGCTCTGCAACGGCAGCCTCATCGGCTACAACGCCTACGCCCTTTCGATCAAGGCCAGCTTCGAGCCCCCCACGCAGACCTACTTCCTCCTCGATAAAAAGCGCGGCAGGACCATGACCTCCCCCATCTACCTATGAGCTGGAAATCCCTCGCCAAGCGCACCAACAGCCTCCCCGAAGGCTGGAGCACCACCGACGAAATCGCCGCCGACCTCGACTGCGAAATCAGCGAAGTCCCCAAAATCCTCGCCGCCTCCATCCGCGACGGCCAAGTCGAGAAGCAGAACTTCCCGCACTGGCAACCCGGCAGCCGCCAACTCCTCTACCAAACCGGCTACCGCCAACGCACGGCTGGCACTAAAACCTCCCCCGCCGCAGCAGACTCCATCCCCGGCATCCCCGACGACCTCCTGCCGCGAGTCCGCGAGAAAATCCTCGCCCACCCGCACAAAACCGCCTCCGGCATCCGCGACCTTTTCAGCTCAAACAACCGCCGCCGCCTGAGCACCCCGGCCATCCGCACCCTCCTTGACAAGCCTCCCCACAATAAAAGGTAGATGCCCGATGACCAAACAATCGTAGAAGGCGACGCCGGCTTCCTCGGCATGGCCTCCCGCTTGAACCCGCTGCAACTGCAACCGGGGATGGTCCAATACGCCGAAAATATGCGACTCGACCGAGGCGTCGCCCAGACGCGCAAAGGGGCCAAACGCCTGGGCGACGGCATCGCCGCAGGCACGCAGCCGCTGGTGTTGCCCTTCGCCCTCGACAGCAGCACCATCATACAGACCGTTTACGACGGCGGAATCCTCGCCAGCGGTGTCTTCTCCAGCCCCAACTACAACGACGAAAACGAATACATCGTCCTCTGCGGGCCTACCTCGGCATTCCTCTATCGGCAGGATGAGCCTATCGAGGAAATCTTCTACCCTGCCACCGGAACCGCTGCCGACGAAGTGCTCGCCGCCACAGACACCGCCACCTGCATCCAGGCGTTCAACCGTTTCTACCTCCTGCGCGAAGCCGACCCCGCTCTCCCCGGCTGGGAGTGGAAATACACCACCTCCAGCGGCATCACCGTCTCGGGCACCACGGCCACGGTCCACATCACCGCCCATGGCCTCGCGGCTGGCATGCGCGTGCGCATCGAGGAAGGGAACGAGGCAGCCTTCCAAGGCCATGAGTTCGACATCCTCTCGGCGGCGACAAATTCCTTCACCATCGCCGTCCCCCTCGGCACCCCCGCTGACCCCTCGGCAAACATGGCCATCCGCCGCGTCAAGCCCCCGCTGTGGTGGGATGGCTCAACCGCAGACTTTGATCGCGCCGCCTCGGGCGTGCCTGCCGAGGGCGTGACCTTCAAGACCCTGCGCTCCACCGGCTGGGCCAGCTACATCGGCAACCGCCTGTGGATTCCCGATGGCCGCGACCGCGTGGCCATCTCGGATGTTCTCGACCCCGACCTCTACGATCCGTTTTTCCAATCCTTCCGCGCCAACCAGGGCAGCAACGACTACTTGGTGGCAATTCATGCATGGGTCGAGGGGCAGGCGCTGGTCTTCATGCGCAATAGCATTTGGCTGGCCAACCTCACCGACACCAGCAACGCGACGGGCGACACCTTCACGGTGGACTCTGCCGTTTCCCGCCTCACGCTCCTCACCGACGAGATCGGCTGCGTAGCCCGCCGCTCGATCCAGACGGCCGGGCAATTTGTTTTTTTCCTCTCGGACGCCGGAGTTTACCGCCTCGACACCCAGCTCGACCTCAAGTTGCGGGCAAACACCCAGCCCCTCAGCGACCCCATCGCCGACCAACTCGACGAAATTAATACCGAATACGCCTACGCCGCCGTGGGCAAATGGTGGAACAACCGCTACTACCTGGCCGTCCCCATCGGCCCCGACGCCGAGTCGAACAACACCTTGTTCCTCTGGAACGCGCTTAACCAGCAGTGGGAATCCCGCGACACTTACAGCTTCGGGCTCGATGAACTCCTCATCGCCGGATACGACAGCCAGCGTCGGCTCTACTGCGCCAGCCGCACCGGCAGCCTTTTCCTTCTCGACGAACTCGACACCGGCGACGAGGTGCCATTCGCCAACGACGAAGACCTCTACACCGACATTCCCGGCTATCTCCTGACCCGCCGCTACGGATGGGGAAGCCTCAACACCAAGCGCCTCACCCGAGCCAAAGCCTCCCTGCTCCTGCCCGCCGAAGCCTCCTGCGAACTCCGCGCCATCACCACCGACTACGACGCGGATTTCCAAATCGCCACCCTCGCCAATACCTCGGGCGAGCAAGAGGACTACACGCTCAAAGCCCCGCTTCGCACGAAGGCCACCGGCCTCGACCTCGAATACCACACGCTCACAGGCCGCCCGACCCTGCGCCAAATCTCCGCCGAAGCCACCCGCAGCGCCCTCGACCCCACCGAAACCCGCACCCTCAACTAATCATGGCAACCATCACCAAAGGCAAAACCTTCGTAAACGGCGAACTCGTCACTCCCGAGAAACTTCACCAGCTGGTCGATTCGGCCACCGTCGCCAACATCACCAACGCCGACATCGCCGCAAATGCCGCCATCGCGGATACCAAACTTGCCACGATCAGCACCGCCGGAAAGGTGCTGCCCGCTGCGGTGCAAGGCACTGCGGTTATCACGACCGATTCCCGTCTGTCCGACGCCAGGACGCCAATCTCGCATACGCATGATGATCGTTACTACACCGAGACAGAGATGAATACTCTGCTCGCAGGCAAGCAAGCGTCTGGAAGCTACGCGCCTGCAACGGGTATTGCGCCAAGTGCCATCACGGGCACGGCAGTCATTACAACCGATTCCCGTCTCTCGGATGCGAGGACACCGACCACGCACACGCACGATGATCGTTACTACACAGAGACAGAGATGAATACTCTGCTCGCAGGCAAGCAAGCGTCTGGAAGTTACGCGCCAGCAACAGGTATTGCCGCTACTGCCATCACAGGCACGGCGGTCATTACGACCGATTCCCGCCTGTCCGATGCAAGGACACCGACTGCACACAATCACGCCGCCACCGACATCACCTCTGGCACGCTCTCCAACGCCCGCACCACCGCGACTAGCGCCAATAGCGCCAGCGCCATCGTTGCCCGGGACGCTAGCGGGAATTTCAGCGCGGGCGTCATTACTGCATCCGGCCTCAGTGGCAATAGCGTTATCTCTCGCACGCTTGCAACTGAAGTCTCTGCAACCTCACAAATCAACTACAGCAATTACTCAGGGCAATTTTTATCAAAGGTTCCCAAATGCGATGCAGCAGATGCGCAATTACATGTCCCAGGAATCAAATGTTTTGGAATTAGCAATTTCTCAAGCGGAGGAAATTCTGGTATCTATAGCGTCTTCGCAGTTTCCGCATCAGGCACCACATTGGTCGAAACTGGCATCGGGGGAATTTTAACAAACTCCACGAACAACGGAGTCATTTACAGCACCAGCTCCGACTACCGACTCAAAACCGACCTAGAAAAACTCACTAGCGCATTGGATCGTTTGTCGGCCTTGCCGGTCCACCGGTTCAAGTGGGTTGGCCATCCTACCGCACCGAAAGTCGATGGCTTCCTAGCCCACGAAGCGCAGGCCGTTGTGCCCGAGTCCGTCACCGGCACCAAGGACGCCGTAGATGCAGACGGCAAACCCGTCTACCAAGGCATCGACCAATCTAAGCTCGTTCCTCTCCTCGTCGCCGCCGTGCAAGAACTCGCCGCCCGCGTCGCTGCCCTCGAAGCCAAATGACCCCCGCCCCCACCATGCTCCGTCCCGAGCCCTACCACGCGACCAAGCTCGCCGTGCGTCGCTCCCCCCTGCACCGGTGGGGAGTATTCGCCACCGCCCCCATCGCCGCGCACGAAGTCCTCGAGGAGGCTCCCTACGCCTGCGTGCCCAGGAAACAACTCGCCAAAGCCCCAGCCTGCGAGACCTACAGCTACTATCTCGACGACTGCACCAGCATCCTCGGCTTCGGCCTCGCTCCACTCTATAACCACCACGACACCCCCAACGCCTCCCACGAGATCGACCAAGTGAACGAACTCATGCGGCACTACGCCCTGCGCGACATCGCCCGAGGCGAAGAGATCACCCTCAACTACGGCGCAGAAAACGCCAAGCACTTCTTAGAAAAGGAATAATCCTATGGCAATGAACATGAGCAACAGCGGCGGAGGAGGGGGAATGTCCGGCGGAGGAGGCGGCGGTGGCGCGATGAGCGCGGCCCCCGCAATGAGTGCAGCCATGTCCGACAACAACATGGGCGGCAACGCCATGTCCAGCGGCATGAGCGGCGGCGGCAACGCCATGTCCGGCGGAGGAATGTCCACCAGCGGCATGGGCGGCATGGGCGGCATGGGCGGCATGTCTGACCCATTAAATACAGGCGGCTCAATTGATCCCAAATCCCCTCCAGGCAAGCGTAATTTCCGAAACGAACTAAACGCCGTTAAGAGAGCTGGCCGCGAAATCGCCCAAGATCAAGCCAACATCACCGTCGATACCGCAGGCCGCCTCAGCGACCAAGCCATTGAGAACACCGGCGACATCGCCAAGAAGCTCGAAGACAGCACCTACACCGCCGCCGCCAACCAAAACATCCGCGACGCTGGAACCTCCGCCGCCCAGCTCGGCCAAAGCTACAACCAAGTCGGCCAAGTCGCCGACCGCGTAGCCGCCTACAACGACCCCGCCCAAGCCCGGCTCAACGAAATGGCCATGGGGCAGCTCTACCGGCCCGACCAGATTTCCTCCCAGAATGTCGCCGCCGACCAAGTGACCGGCTCTCGCGTTGCTAATGTGGGCCAGATGGACTACGCCCGCCTCGGCCAAGTTGCCGATGTCCAAGGCCCAGCAGGCTACACGCCTGACCAAATCCGCGCCCAACGCATCCGCGCCGC